CCGTTAATGATGCTGATGTATTTGAATCAGCGGTAGATAGTGGTGATACAAAAGCTTTGTACTCCTTAACAACATCATTCGATCCTAGAGTAAGTGAAGCGGCAAAAGATAAAGTTGCGGTGATTGAAAAAAATGCGCCACTTGCACAAGCTTTAACTTCTATTGATACCAACACGGCTCAAGGCCGCATGGAGATTGCACAGGTTTATCAAACCCTAAACAATCGTGATGAAGCTAGGGCCAAAGGTTGGACAACGATTCAAGACAACCCACAAGTTGGTACTGCCTTGTTGCGTTTTGTTATGGGTGACAAGATTGGCGCTTTGAATCAGATCACTGGCGGTGCTGTCAAAGCAGAAACTGAATACGATGACGCAGGCAAGATGCTGATCGTCAACCGTAATGAACTTGGTCAGATTGATTCAATCTTTGACCCTGATGGAAAGATGATTTCACGACAAGAGTATGCCGCCCGTGGTGGTAGCCGAGACTTAGATAAAACTTTGGCTCGTAAGAAGCAACTTCTTGAGCTGGAAACCAACACCAAGACATATTTAGAAACCACTGGCAAACAAAACAAAGCTGTTGCCGCTCTTGGTGCTGCATCTACCTATTCAAGGGATATGGCTGAGTTGTCCAAAGACTTTGTTGATCTTGATCCTGAAACTAGCGCAATGCTGGCGAGTTTTAATAACTCAACATTAAACTACGAAAACAATCGTAGCAACACAATTGGTCTTTTGGATTCTCTTGCTAGAAGCAAAACCAAAGATTTGTCTGCTGGTCAAATCAAGGACATCATTACTGGCGTTGGAAATATAACTGGTCAAGTAATTAAGCATGAAGAAGGCGACAAATTTAGTGTTGGTGGTAAAACAGGAGTCTCGGTAAATGATTTGTTGCAACAGACAAAACAATCATCTACATCAGCTGGTATTGAGCGTTCAGTAAACCAATCAAAAGAAAATGTTGCAAATCAAATAAGAATTGTTCAAGCGTCTAAACTTGACCCTAACCAAAAAGAAGCACAAATTCGCCGATTGCAAAAAATGGATCGGTACTTTGACTTGGCTGGTCAACGGGAAAAGATCTATGCAGAGAACAAAGAAAATCTTCCTGCATTTGCTCAAATTCCGACAAGCCTGCCAAACATTACAGACCAAGCCAGTCGTTTAAAGTTAAATGCCATTCAAGGCGAATATGCTGCCGCTCAAGTGAGTGCATTTAATGATTGGAAAAGCGAAGAGCTGAAAAAAGAACGTGCTGTAAATCCTAATTTTGTACCTGAACCTGGTCGTTATGAAGCACAGTGGGTCAAGCAATCTGAATTCAAAAGATTAGAAAAAGAGTTTAGAGATCAAGCAAGAGGTATTTTGAATGAAATGCCAAAGGTTGGCCCTAAGGTTGAAACTGGAGAACTTGCTGTTGGCCCAGTGTCTGCGCCACAAGCAACACAAAATGAGCCAGCAGCCAACAAGGCGGCGGTTCCCCCATCGGAAAGATCAAAATTGTTTTCATTCCCTGAGGATGATAAAAAATCAAACAAGCCTAAAGCAAAAATTAGGAGAGTTAAATGATCGCCGAATTTGAAGTTGAATTAGCGCCAGGCTTGGTAATCCGTGTTAATGCTCCCGAAGATGCGACTGAAGATGAGCTGACGGCTAAAGCTATGCAAAGCCCAAAGTATGCGGCTTTTCAAAACAAAGGCAAAGCACAACCACCAGTTGACACTAGGGGTGGTGATTTAAGTTTGCCAGCCGACAGAACAAGTAGAGATTTGCCTGATGCGGGAACTGCTGAAAGTTTAATTTCAGAGATGAAGGCAGGGGACGCTTCCTTACAAAATGCCGCTCCCGCCGCTTTTAAAGAAATTGAAAAAGCTGGATCAGCGCCACCAGCAAGAGGGTCTATCAATAAGAAAATTGCAGAAGGCGATCTTGAAGGCGCATGGAATTCATTGACCGACCTTGAAAAAGGTAGTTTAGTAGCTAGCGTTCCTGTGCTTGCATATGGTGGCTATAAGATAGCTGACAAATTTCTTGGTAAAGAGAAACCATCGCAGCCCACCGTAAGAGTTGAACCAACAGGTGGATTGCCTGATGGTGGTGGAGGCCAACCGAACAACATAAAGTCCCGCACGTTTGAAGCTGGCAACTATGGCAATCAAACTATTGAAACCACACCCAAGGGCATGAGCGCCAAAGAAATACAAGTTGCCACCGACATCAAAGATAGATTTGGATATGACATCAACGATCTAAAAAAACAATTTGGTGTGTCTGATATCCCAATCACTGACATTAACCAAGCTGAAATTTTGGCAACCAATGCTCGCAATAAAGAATTAGCCGCCGCTGAAACGCCAAAACCGCCCGTAGCTGAAACACCCCCTCCAGCACCCGTGGAAGAGATTAAGCCTGCGCCAGTTGCAGAGACACCCAAAGCGCCAGCACCTCCTTCTGAGATTGTTCCACAAGGCGCAGTGCCACCCGAAGAAAAGAAAAAAGGTGGTCGACCCTCTGCCAAATCTATGGAAGGCACAACATTCCGTCCTGACCTTGGGCCTGGCGACAACTGGCTGTACAACACTGCTGGACCTGATCGTAGAAAAGCAATTCTTGCTGAATTTAATGAAGGCAAACCAGCCAAAGATTACGAAACAGCGCAAAAACTTTACAAAAAATATCAAGAGAAATATCCAAAGGATCTGTTTGGCCCTGTGATTCCTGTTGAACAGGCCAAGGCTCGTGGTATCAAGCCACCCGAAAACTATGGACAATTGGGCAAGGTTGCAAAAGTTGGTGGAGTTGCTGGTCTTGCACTTACTGCTGCGGAAATGGCAAATGCCGCTCAAAAATCAAGTAAAGGTAATGATGCCCCTTTGCGTGAAAGCATATTCAATTTGCTAGGCATGATTCCAGGTTTAGGTACTGCTTTTAGTGGCGCTACTTATGCTGGTGGATTAAATGAAAATGAAGCTGCTGACTTAGCTCGCCGCAGACAAATGCCACCAACAATCACAAAGAGGTAAATCATGGGTGAAATTGATCCAATTGCTTATGGCGCCCTAACCGCCAAAGTAGAGAACTTAGAAAAAAAGCTGGACAAGCTTGAGGCATCCATTGAAGAACTCATTGCCTTGGTCAACAAAGGCAAGGGCGGCGTGTGGGTTGGTATTGCTGTGGTGTCGGCTATCAGCTCAGTCATAGGTTTTCTCAGCCATAGCTTCTTTCCCAAGAGTTAAAAATTGACCCAATCAGCATCCTCTTTGCCGCCAATGCTTGCGTTGCCGCCATCAAGGAAGGATGCGAACTTTACAAGCAGGCCAAGACCTCTTTTATGGAGGTCAAGTCCACTGTTGAAGAAGCTGTTGGTGTTGCCCGTGAGGTGCAGGGATTTTGGGCAAAACTCTTTGGAGCAAAACCCAAGACCCAACAGCCTGCCCAACCGACAAAAAAGAAGGAGAAGTATGTAGCTGTAAATGAAACGCAAGTGATGGTCGACATCGTTGCCCAGCTCACTACGTTCTTCAAGCTGCAAACTCAATTACAAGCTCATATCCGTGAAGAGGAAGAGCGATCAAGGACGGTCTACGATCCTGAAGCCAACCTGATGGAAGCCGCACTCAAGAGGGTGATGGCGCTTGATCAGATGGCAGAATTAGAGGTCACCATACGAGAGACTATGGTCTACCAGTCCCCTCCCGAAATGGGGGCTTTGTATAGCAAAGTGTTTGAAATGCGGGATGTCATAAGCGCCGAACAAGATGGCGCTAGACTGAAGCAAGAGGCAAAGGAGCGATACAAAGCATGGCAACGGGAGGAGTCAAAAAGAAACTTGCGAGAAAAGTCAGCGTATCTGCTAGTGACTTCACTCTTCCTCCTGTACCTGTGGATGTGGTTCCTGTTCGTAAGTCATTTGAGGAAGACCTAGTGGGATGGATTGCTGCTGTTGTTTTGGTTGCACTGATGCTTCCGATGCTGGGCATGTTGTACCTTGACATCCTAGAAGCAAAGCACGAGGCCAAAGTGCAACTTGAAAAGGTTGAAAAACTCAGACGAGAAATTGAAAGAAAGCAGAGGGAGAAAAATGAACGTATATGAAATTTGGGTTTTATCTGTTGCGCTTGTTTTGCTGACTGGCTGCGATGATCGATATCGTTACCCATGCCAAGACCCATTGAACTGGCAAAATGCTGAATGTAAGCCACCAATTTGTACAGCGTCAGGCACTTGCCCTGAAATGCTGGTTAAACCTGAGGAGAAAAAGTAATGCCGACAATTGGATACAAACCAAATAATCGCCTTAACGCTGACGAAATTGAAGTCAGGGTATGGGCATTCGTAATTGTGGTCTTGGTGACCATTCTGCTGGCCTCTATGGGCATGTTTCTGTATTCGGTTTCCTTTGTCCAACAGCCTATGAACGGCAGTATGGCGGCAATCGACAAGGTGTACACCCAGCAGATCAGCACCATCATGGTCTTCATCACTGGGGTTCTTGGAGGTGTTGCTGGTCGATCAGGTGTTAAGGCAATCGCCAACGCAAGCGCCAAGGCCGAAGCTACTGATAACGATGAGCCACCAAAACCATGAGCCTGCTAAACCCATGGGTATTGCTGGGTATCGTCCTGGCTGTTTTTGGCGCAGGAACAAGCGGTTATTTCAAGGGAAGTGCGGATGAGTACGAGCGCCAGCAACTTGAGATTGCCCGTTTAAATGAGCAGGCACGAGAAACAGAAAAACGTATGGGGGAGGTAGCTCAAACATACGCTCAAAATTTAAGGAAGTCCAACGATGTTGCAAAAGCTAAAGAGACTAAGCTGCGTTCTGATCTTGCCAGCGGTGAGCGCAAGCTGTTCATTCCTGTCAAAGCCCCCGAGTGCGCCGTACACACCGCCTCAGATTCCACCGCTCCCAGTGGAAATACAGAAACAAGAGCCGAGCTTGACTCAGGAGTTGCTCAAGCTCTTGTCGATCTCACCAGCAGGGGAGACACCGCCATCCGCAGCCTCAACGCCTGCATCGACCAATACAACCAAATGAGGAGCTTCAAATGAACCTGTCACCAAACTTCACCCTTAAAGAGCTAACTAGGTCAGACACCGCAACCCGCTTGGGCTTGGACAACACGCCCAACGATGAAGCACTTGAAAACTTGAAATTGCTTTGCGAGAAGGTTTTGCAACCTGTGCGTGACCATTTTGGTAAATCAGTTACCGTGAACTCGGGCTATCGTAGTCCTGAGAGTAATGCTGCGGTGGGCGGGTCGAAGACCTCAGATCATTGCAGGGGCCAAGCTTGCGACCTAGAAATTGATGGCATCCCCAACCCTGAGTTGGCGCAGTGGATCATGGATAACCTTGAGTACACACAGCTCATCCTTGAATTTTATGTGCCTGGGGGTGATCCGAATGCTGGCTGGGTCCATGTTTCGTATGACCCAAACAACCTGAAAAAGCAAGAATTGACTGCTGTCAGGGTTGCTGGAAAGACTCAGTATTTGCAGGGCTTGCAGGCTTAAGGCTCATCTCGTGAGCTTGTGCTTCCGCAAATGAACGAAAAAACGCCCCGCAGTGCTTGCACCGAAAGGCGTTTAAATATTCAACCACCACCGTTCCACGGCCTCGCTGTCTGCCGTAGAGGGTGGTGATTTGCTCAATATGGGTCGTAATCTTTTTTGTCAATGTTTTCTCTGATGTACTTGTAGATCATGCGCTCAATCTCGTCCCGCTCAGTCTGCTGTAGGTCATCAGTACGGTCATTGCCTGATTCATCCAGCGACTCATAATCAAACTCGTAGTCCACACCCACCGATGGGTCGTAGTCCGTTACGGTAAACCTTAACTCAAGATCCATTTCAAGCGTTTCCGAATAATAAACATCAAAATATTCCATGCAATTCATATTTCCTCCGCCATCATGTAAATAGCCAGTATAACCAAAATAACTGTACCCAAGGCAATGCCTATGATTACAGCCCACAAAAGAAGCAAGACTAAAGAGATTTCCATTCACGTTCCTCCCGCCCACTTAAGGACTTAACGGTTTTGCCAGTGGTGGTGACCAAGTTTAGCTTTTGTAGTTCGGGTAGTCTGCGGGAGACAGCATTGGGGTTTAAGCCTGTTTTCAAGGCTATCCCATCCTTACCCATAGGACCATGGGTCACAAGGGCTTCTAGGATGATTCTGAAGTGCTGTGGAGCCGCTTCTTTGATTGAGTCAGCTGCCTGGTAGCTGGTGACGGGGTCTGAACTCCGTACTCGGTTAAAGATGGGCAAGTCAAAGAATTTTTTTACTTCGCCGCCAAAATATGTATCGTCCAATTTGTTCATTTCTCTCTCCTATTTTTACGCCAAGGGGTGGGGGTACTCGCTGCACCTTTCGGCATCCGCTTTCCCCCCGAAAATCAATAACAGTTAGTGGTGCAATTGTTGCCATAACAACAGGTGGTGCAAGTTACCATGCGCCCATTCTGTGTGTAGGTGTGGGTTGAACAAGCTGCATAAACCACTGTGGATGATGCCGCAATCCAAATTGCCAAAAGTGCTTTCTTCATTTGTCTCTCCTTAAAAGGGCATGTCATCATTCATGTCATCAAAGCCTGACCCTGAACTCTTACGAGTGGGTTCCGAACTCTGACGAGCTGCTGGCGCTTTGGGTTTGACCGACAAAGACAGGAAGGTCTTGCCCTCGTTGCCTTTCTTGATCCATCCATTGATCCAGTAGTCTGTTCCATCCACGTTTAGCTGACCGTTATAGTCAGCATGTGTGGCCTCTATTTTCTTTTCATTCCGTGACAGAGTGCCACGGTTTGTGTTGTCATACGCCATATTTTCCTCTTAGACTGGTTTCGCTTTTTTAATTGCGCTTCTTGTGGCTGAATCCATTTGACTGGACAACCACACCTCTTGATCTGCCTCAAGTTGTTCGCTCTTGATCATGTCATAGGCTTCCCTTGCACGACCATTTGCAACCAACGAGCGACAGCTTTCTGCCAACTCCATCAAATAAGTTTTGACTTCGTTGTCTAGATCATCTCCGATACCACCCTTAGGGGTAATGATCGGCGCATCTCCTTTGCGTCCTGTGGTGGCATCCAAGGCATCATGCTCGACCAGCTCCATGGCGGCGACCCACAAGTACCTCCTTTGATAAGTCTCAACTGCACCTATGTTCTGAACCTCGTGGCAACCCTTCAATGCTGCGGAGCCAAAGGGACTGGTGATTACGATTTGACCGCCATTCTCAGTGTCAACAATGCATAGTTCAGCTTCATCTTTGGTGAACGACACCACGCCAATCAGGCCAAGCTCATCAAAAATTTCGAGGGTGGGGTGTAAGAAATCTCCCAACTCAAAATAATGATAGCCTGCAAACTTATTTAAGCCCGACTTTTTAAGCGGTCTTGCCCGAAGCTTTGCCCGTGCCACCGCCAACTTTACATATACCTCTAAATTTGCTTTGCTTTGCTCGTTCATTCCAATGCTCCTTGTTTGTCCAACATCTTTTCATATTCATCCAACTCCAACGCAATAAATTCACTTTGTGTATGTTCATCAAAGTCGCTGAACTTTATAAAGTGATTCTCTTGGCAGCAATGGTATTTATCGTCTTTGCTTTCCATGCAATAACAGCAATACTCTTGATCGGACTTCATGTGGTAGTCGATCAACTCTTGTTTAAATGTTTTCATCTTCATGTGTACCTCTTAAGAAAACCAAAGAAAAAATCCATGCAGGATTCCAATTGGAAAAAACAATGCGCCAGCGATCAAGAATCCCCACATTGCCTGTGAGAAGCAAGTGAAGATGTGTGTGAGCCATGCAAAGAAGCAAGCCCAGCCAAGAAGATATCCCATTAGGCTCCCCTCGCCTTCATCATTGCGTCTGCCATTTCATAGGCTTCTTTTGCTGTATCAAACATTATTCCTGTTGGATATATTCCGCTTGCCATAATTCCTTGCAAAGCCTGTGCCGCAAAGTAATCACGCAAGGTCATGCCACCAGTAATGTCGTAGCCGCCTTTCATGTTGTAGGCGCATTGTGGAAATGCTGATGGATTATTCATGTCAATTCGATTCAATCAAAGTTTCAAAATAGGTCAGAGCAGTTGTACGAACCAAGTCCGTAATGTTCGTTCCATCGGGGGTTAAGACGGCATCCAAGACGTACTCATCAAGCATGTCTTTGTGGAATCTCAAAAGAAGATGGATGCCTTCGTACACGATCTCTCGTGTGTACTCAGCGGTTGCCATGTTGTAGTGTGTATTCATTTTTGTTCCCAAGGGTCGCCCCAGTTAGAGGACACGCCAGTATTTAGGTTAGTCCAGTTATCACCCATCTTTTGGACAATGTCGCCATTGCTACCAAACCAAGAATCACCCATCTTGGTGAATGTGTTGCCGTTATCAGAGACTTTTAATGTTTCTGTGCTGTAGTAAGTTTTGCCTGAAAAAATATTGAAGTTAAACATTAGAAGCTCCATCCAAATTTGTCTGCCCAGTAGGTGAATGGTGTGCGAGTAATCAAACCATCTTCTTTGATGCAAATCATCACATCTTCACCCCAGTCGGTATCGTCTGTGCGGAAGAATTCTTTGACTTCATCCAAGAGGCCTGTTACTGCGCCTTCCCTGGTCTGCCCAATATGTTCGGCTATGGTCATTGGGGTTCTTGCCCCATAAAACTCTGCTGTCGCTTTTACTGTCATTGCTCTCTCCTTTGTGTTACGCCAAAAATGACAAACGAAGTGTCGGCGATACCGAAGTAGATGTCAAACAGTTATTGAACATGACCCTTTGCATAACTCAGGTATTATGTACCTATGCTATGATTTCCCTATCGACATCAACAAAGGAGAATCTCGATGACTGTAGCGGAGCGTCAAAATAACACAATGACCATAGAAGAGCTTCAATCTAAAACTACGCTCTACAAAATTGCCAAGGAACTTAACCTCACATACCCTGCTGTATTCAAGTGGAAGAAGAGAGGCAAGATCCCCAAGCTGCGCTTGTTTGAGATCAAAGAACTGCATCCCGAATGGTTTGTTTGACGGGGTATTAAATTTATGTATACTTCGACCTGTCAGATGTGGCAATCTGATAGTAAGCCAAGAGCAGTTAACCCCATGGTTTTTTGGTGGGGCATGAAAGAAGTGTCTAGGGTGGGTAACCACGGCAGAGGTAACTCTGAAGACTCTTGGCGAACTAACACTTTGCCCATGCCAACGGGACTTGCCCCACCAAAACATCATGGGGTTTTTCCTTTTGGACGGCGCAATACGGTACGTCAGTGGTTGCGTTTGAGATACCCCGATACACGGCAAGCCACATCGGGGAACGTGGGCTTAGTCTTAGAGCGTGGTGGTTGTAGACAGTCTGAGACAGTGCAGTTGCGATGGCATGGCTCCGAAGAGCAGATCATCGAAGCACAGGCGAACTTTGGTTTTGACCACGGTAAGGCTGTGCTTTGCTCCAACATTCACCAAAGAGCAGTAGTAAATAGGAGAGAGTAATGGATAGAGTGGAGATTACACGGGAATGGTTAGATAGCGTGAGTGATGAACAAGGACTCACTAAAGGCCAGCAAGTTATATTGAACAACCTTACTGGCGAACCCCCTTACGTTGGTAAATTTATTACTTCTCAACAAGCCAATTTTTTAATGCATTGCAGGGGTTATAGGCCAAAACCCGTCATCAAATTTGGTCGTGGCGAACATGAGTAAAGTAACGCAAAGGAGAGAGAAATGGGAACCGAAGGCTTTAATAGATTTTGGGAGGCTTGGCCTAAGAGTGTAAGAAAGGGCGGCAAGTCCGATTGTGAGAAACGATGGAACCGCTACTACTGCGACTCATGTGTTGATCAGATCATTAAGCATGTAGAGTGGATGAAGACTACCGATGACTGGCGCAAAGCAGATGGCGCATTCATTCCTGCCCCTGCCGTCTACCTTAACCAAAGACGCTGGGACGGTGCTGACATACCCGAAGTAAAAAAACCCGTAGATGTGTTGAAGCAAATTGAAGAAAGCAGGAAAGCTGCTGTGCCGATGCCTGATGACATCCGACAAAAACTTAATGCACTACGGGGTAAATGATGGACAGACTACATGCCAATCAAATTTTGGACAGACACAAAGAAACCCGTCAACTTGGCTACCTTGACACAACAAGAGCGCTTAGAGCTACTGGAGACATTGAAGACGATGGAGGCGAGGGAATGGATTTCTCGGTACAAAAGGAAAGTGAAAGACCTTGGGAAAACGAGAGCATCTACATGGTGGTACGAGGTCTTATCCGACTTGGAGAAGAGAAGAGGCAAGCCAGCAACGAATGACTTGCGTAAAAGAATGTATGAATTGCAAAGGATAGAAAATGAAAAAGCCAAAAGATGAGATGTACAAAAACTGCAAGCACGTTGCATTCAGGCTTACCGATCCATTGTTTGAAGAGTGGAAACGTCTTGGTGGAATTAATTGGATACGAGCCACCCTTGCTCACCAAATTGAAATGAGAAAGTTGGAAAAGAAATGATTATTTACGGTATCGATCCAGGATTCAGCGGCGCATGGGGTGCAATTGACCACCATGGAAACTACAAAGGGTGTGGAGATATGCTACATACTGACAAGCACATACTAACCAATGATGTGTTTGAGGAAATGATTGCCATACGAGGCAAAGAGGATTGCGAAGTGGTAGTCGAATCTGTCCATAGTATGCCCCAGCAGGGCGTTTCCAGCGTCTTTAAATTTGGGGTGGCCTTTGGTGGCGCTTTGTCTTTGGCAGAGCGTATGCGCTGTCCTTGGCACTTGGTGACCCCACAGGTATGGAAGAAAGCGTTTGGGCTTACCTCTGACAAATACACCAGCAGCATGTTGGCTAGGAAGCTTTGGCCTGATGCACCACTTGCTCGACAAAAAGACAATGGACGGGCTGAGGCATTGTTGATGGCTTGGTGGTTGGTGAGACAACATGGCAACAATTGAAAATCCTTTTGTATACCCTGATGGTCCTGAGTGGCTGATCGACAAAAAGCGCCAAAAGCGCAGAGAGAAGAGAGCTGCCAAGCTGGGAAGGCCAGTTGGAGAATGGGGTGGTAAGAGGCAGGGAGCAGGAAGGCCAAGGGAAAAAACACCCGAGACATTCAGGCTTCAATTGAACAACGTGCAGAGATTAAATTTAGAGGAGTTGGGCAATGGAGTTATCGCAAACGGAATCCAAAAGCTTATTGACAAGTACATGTGAGACTTTAGATAAGTATCGCAATCAAGTCATCGAAGAGGTGGCGAGAGAGGTAGAGAAGATGACTGGCTTTGGTCAAGACACCATAGACAGTTTGGCAATATACATAAGAGGAATGAAGAAATGAATTACGCAGATTACGAAACACAACGCAAGATATTGATTGAATATTTGCATGTAATGATTGCCCGATGCGACTGGCATGGTGTGGCTGATGTTGCTATGGACTTGCGAGAATTGGAGGCCGAACAAGGCAGGGGACAAGTATGAGCAAAGCACAACAAGTTTTTGAGGCAATGATGCGATCAAAGGGACACATAGACTTCAGCAGCACAAAAGGCAGATACAACGTGCCTGCTCTGCAAACCCGATGGAATTATTTTTTGATGGGTTGGGAAATGAGGGGTGTGCTGTGAATTGGAAAGAACTGACCGTGAAATACATAAAAGATTTAGTCAAGCCTAAAAGTATCCGAGAGGTAATTCTCAAAGAAATGCGAGAAGCGCAATTGCGGAAGCTGGAGGCCGAGGCGGGTGTGGAATACGCCATGTCGGTGGTGCAGTACAACGAGAAGCGAATTAAGCGATTGGAGGAAAGATTGCAGCATCACGAGGAAGATAAGGAATGAAAGCAAAGAACGCATTTGATTGGCAAGGGGAGTCCAGCATATGGACAAAAGATCCAAAGCTAAAACAGGTAGCCCTTGGTCAAATACTTGGAAAGAACGCAAGAGAGCGAATTAGCCTGACAGAAAAGAAACAGGTATTTGTATATTCAGTAGCCAAAGTAAAGGAAAAAGAAAATGGAAGTAATTGACCCCAACAAAGCAATTAAGTACATCCAAGACAATTGCAAAGCATATGCCGAGGCAAAAGGTAAGAGGGTGCATATTGAATCGTTCCTCAAGACAGTCAAAGCTCAATTGATGAGCGAATCAGATGAAAAGACATTGGGAGCCCAAGAAGCATTTGCCTATTCCCATGGTCGATACATTGACCAACTTCAAGAACTCAAAAACGCTGTGGTTGAAGAGGAATATTTGCGGTACATGCTAAAAGCTGCTGAGATGCGTGTGGAGGTTTGGAAGACCGAGTCTTACAACATGCGTGTAGAAATGAAGATGTGATGTACCGTGACCCTCACCTGCTCAAGCTTGCCAAAGGCGAGAAATGCCTCCTCCAGGTCGCTGATGACTGTTTGGGGGACGAGGGTTCCACCACGGTGGCGGCGCACTCAAACTTGATGACCCATGGCAAAGGGAGGGGTTTGAAAGCAGAGGATTGCTTCACAGTTTGGTCTTGCTACAGATGTCACTCAAATTTTGACCAAGGGGGGGTCTATTCTCGGGAGGAGAAAGCAGACCTCTTTTCGGCAGCTATGTTGCGGCAGATTGAGGAATGGAGGAAAATAGCCACCACCCCCACCCTCAGACCTTGGAAGGTGGAAGCGGCGAGAAATGCCCTAGACTACCTGATCAACCTATACCGAGAGGACACCAACCATGGGTGAATTTATTCTGACTTTGCTTCATGCGGCAACCAATACCCATATCTTGCACCTACGAAGTCGCTCATTCTCGGAGCATAGTGCGCTGGGCGAGTTTTATCAGGCACTACCTGATTTGGTAGATGCTGTTGTCGAGGCCACCCAAGGTCGATATGGTCAATTAATTTCTTATCCTGTGTCATATTACCCACCTAATCAGACTGGTTTAGAAGAATTGACAGACCTGAAAGATTATGTTGATCAGACCCGCCGCACGGCTGATGTTCCGCAAGACAGCGAAATTCAGAACGCCATTGACGAAATTGCGTCATTGATTGACAGTACACTTTACAAACTCACTTTCCTCAAGTGAGTTCAGTTGCCAAAGAGGGTTTTGAGGCTTCTCGAAAGGGAGGCCTCTTTTTTTTTGCAGGGGGGGGTTAGCCCCACTGTGGTTTGTTGCCCAAAGTATCACGACTGTTTGCCACAACTTCATAAAACGCTCTGTTTAATGAGCCATATTCGTTGTATTGCCACTTTGAAAACCATTGTTCTTTACCGTCATTGCTTAACAGTTTCCAATCCTCGCCCATGTCATAGGCTTTAACTAATAAAGTACCTCGTTTGTAAAATGCTTTCATATCAATTCTCCTTCTTTGGTTAAATTATTGTTCCATTCCCATTGCAGTCGGGGCATTCAGTCCAAATGGGTGACATTTCATCATCAAGGTTTATACCTAGATGTTCGGCACAGGTTTCGCATCCATGCGTATCATTCCAAATAGAGTCGGCTTGCTGCTCAACCTCAGTCAAAGCCGCATCAAACTTCTTGCGATACTCAGCAGGGTCTTCGTCTGTTTGCTTGGCATCAATCTCAATGTTGTCAGTGCCGTAATCTACGCCTTCAACAATACTGCCAACCAAAAAGGCAGTTACTAGCATTCCTTGCGAATCCATATCTTTCCAAGTCCCAAGGCGGGACAATTCACCACAATCCACCCACTCGTTGACCAACTGGTCAAATGGAAATTCGTTAAAACCATCGGGTTCTATGGTTTTGAAATACTGAATCTGCACACTCAAATATGCACCGCATGAGGTGTATTTATACACTTGGCGATACAACTCAGCAGGACTATCTGCATCGGGAAATGCCTCTGCAAAATAGCGGTTGTCTGGGTCTTCGTTGTCATATTCTGGTGGGTAACTATTCATTGCAATACTCCATTGGTTAAAGAAAACAAGGTGATGCTACATTACTTTGAGACATGAAACAATACTCTTGTGGCAAAAAAACAAAAAAAGACACTTTAATTTTTTGGCAGGGGGGGGTCATGCTATTTCAGGCTGCTGGTCAATGTAGGCCAAAGCTTCATGCAATGTCTCAAACTGGGCGACACACTCAAAATTAATCAAGTCTTCAATGTAGACACCAAACCGAGTCCAGTCGGGGCAGTCCCGCTTTTGCATGTCTTTATAGTCGCAATAAATGCGAAAAGTTACATCACCGAAGACCTTAATAAAGCTTGGGCAGGCATCGTTATGCCATGAGATATCTTCCCACCCAGCAGGAAAGATAAGGGTATCGTCATAGTCGGGGAATTCTGATTTGTAATCGCTCATGCTGCCACCTCATTAATTTTGACAATTCGAAACTCGCTGATATCTGTGCGACTGGATATGTGCCCAGCAAGAAAAGCCATTAGCTCATCACGGATGAATTCATCTAAATCTGTTTTAGCCTCCTCATAGCTGTCAAACGTCATAGGATGGCCTTCATCGCTTTCATCGTACTGGGTCCAAGTGTTGATCCAGCCATCACAAAATGTATGCTGCTGGACCTCATATTTCGTTGCTATGCTTTGCATTTTTGATACTCCAAAAGTTAAATTTACTTACAGGGAAAAAAGCCAAAATGGCTGCGGGGAAAAAAGGGGTCTAAATTTTTGGGCAGGGGGGGTCGACCTCTATATGTGCGAGAAAAATCGTCATTTTTGTGTAGCGATTTGGTATTACTGTATATATACAGTAGTGAAAAAGTAGTACTGTACATATACAGCACTGTATGTATACAGTAGTGAAAAAGTTGTATAATACTTTTTTCAGTAAAAATACATAGTGTCAATAGAGCTGTGTTTTTTCCCTTAGAACGGGCCTGATTTTGGCCTGATTTTGCTGGTTTTTTGGCCTGATCTGCTGATCTGCCCAGCTCTGCCCAGTGCTGGCAGCCTGTGGCCTGCTGGTGGCCTGTAGTGCAGGCTGTGAGCTGGCCTGCCTGTGGTGGCTGCTGGTGGTCCCAGCTGGTGGCCTGTGTGGTGGTGTGCTGGCTGCTGGTGGCCTGCTGGCCCGAGCTGTGGCATGTGCTGCCCTGCTGGCCTGTGTGCTGGCCTGCTGTGATCTGCTGGCCTGCCTGCTTTGCTGGGCATGTGCCTAAAATCGATTTTAAGACCCCTAGAACGGGTTTTATGTCGCTGGGTGATATATGGGTGGCCTGATGCATAAAAAACCTCTTAAAACGCCGATTTCAGGATGTGAGCGCTCACTTCGCAAACACTGCCAAAAAAACACCAGTTTTTCACGCTGGTGTGTTTTCAGTAGCAGTCGATCAGGGCAGGGAATCGATCAGGGTCCAAAACTGATCAGGCAGGATAACCCTAGTCTGCCATGGGCCTGCCAGTGGCCTGCACCACAGCAGCCCTGCCTGTGTGCCTGTGACGGTCCACAGGGCCGCATCATCATCGGTGGTGATCACACCTATGGCCCCGATCATGATGTGCCTCCCATGATCAGCTTTTTAAGCTGTGCCACTGTGCGGCCCGTCATGTCTGCCAGCTCACGCAGTGTGAGGTTTAGGTGTGTGTCGAAATAATGCACTATCTCGGCATCGGTGCTGCTGTAGTTTGGTTGTTTATCTTCGGTCATGATTTATCCCTTTTGATTTTGCAATTGATATTGAATAGCACAATGCCACATGCCCAGTGCATCCATGATGCCTGTATGTTCGCTGATGTACTTTATATTTTCGCCTGCGTTATAACGGGCCACAAAATCTGCCACCTGATCAGCTGGCAGGTGGCCGACATTGTCGGAATAAGCTACAACAAAAGCCTGTTGTTCTATTTTGGTCATGCTGCCACCTGCTGTAAAAAAAAGGTTTTTTCGACTTTTGCTTTGCCTGTGCCATGTGCAGGGAATCCGACAATAACGTCACGCTGCCTGCTGCACAGCTCACAGGTGGCACAGCTGATATCGTCCTTATATGTCGCTGGGCATGTGATCACTCTGCGGCCTGCTGGTGTCACTGTCTGAGCTGGTGCATCAGCTGGCAGCACCACCACCACAGGGCCTGCCTGTGTGTCTGCGAGCTGGTCAGCATGTGGCAGGCTGTTTGCTGAGAGGTTTACAGTAAAACCCCATGCATTCGCATGTCTAACCCAGTGCAGGGCCTGCTCGCTGTGCTTGTGTGTATATGTAAAACCCCTGCGGCCTGCATTCGCTGCCACCAGCTGGCCCAGTGCTACAGGGTCCACATGTTCATCAGTGCCAGGCAGATCGCCAGCCTGGTTCATTCTCCACAGCTGCCCAGCTGGCAGGCCTGCGATGGTGTCGCAAAATTCGGCCCAGCTCATGCCCCGATCCCCTGCTGTGACTTTTGCCCAGTGCAGGGCCAGTGGCCCAGTGTCAGCGTAGCAGCCCTGCTTTTTAAATGGGCAGCTGCTCGGGCATGTCTCTGCACTGCTGGTGCTGACAGGGATCGGCCCTGTTTTGGCATTCGCTGATCGCATGGTGATATGTACTTGCATTATTTAACCCCTATAAAAAAGAAAAAAAGACAACATTAGGCCGATGGCAACAGCTGCGAGGATGTCTAGAATTTTGCTCATGCTTGCACCTTTTTAGAGTTTTCCACAATGCGATCTGTCAGCACTGCTAAACCCCTGAGCAGGTCAGCAGCTCTGCGCCGATCAGGCAGGCTGTAACCCTGATGGGACACTGTGAACCAGCCATTAGAATCGACAGTTACAGTGCAGGGCCTGCGCTTAACTGCCAGCCATGCGGACATGTAAGCCTGTGCTAAATGTTCTTTGTCTGTGTGTGTCATGCTTTACCCTTTTGCAGTGTGGTGACAATCCGCACAGTGGCAGGCACTGATTTAGTGTGTGCTGTGATCAGCTGGTGTGATGGATCGAAATGCTGTGCCACTGCCTGCCAGTCGATCTTTTTTCCCTCTGCGACATCAGAGACCAGCGACTGCCAGCGTGTGCCGAGATATCTGCCTGCGCCAGCTGATTTAATGGTGCTTTTTAGGCTGTCGATCTGCTCTGCCAGTGCTGCGGCCTGATCTTGCAGCTGGCCTAGTTCATCTACCATTAATTCGATTGACGGTGTCAGCGTGATAACTGGTGCGTGTGTGTGTGTGGTGGTTTCCATGGTTATATGTCCTTTGCTTTGCTGGTGGTTAAAAATTAAATTGTGTTTTTTGTGAAATCAGTTTCCCATGCACTATTAATGCGCTGGGTCAGTGCCTGCATGCAGTGTTGATATTCCACATTGCACTCTGTTGCCAGCTGTTGCACCAGCTGATCAACTGATGCCCCTGTGCTCCATTGCAGATATGCTGTCTCTGCGATATCTGCGACTGCTGCTTTATATGCCTCGTATGCCATGATGTGCCCCTGTGTTGTGATGATGTGATTATGTGGTGATATGTCGCAAAGTATATTAGGATATACCCTTAGATCAATAACCATCGCATTCGATATGGATGCCCCAGTCAGTGACCCGAGCAGACCAGCCACATGAGCTGCCATGCTCTGCCATTTTTGCCAGTGTGTGGATGATGTCGGCCTTCACAATTTCGATCAGGATGTCAGTGCCTGCCATTGTGGTGAATGCTTTGCCTTTGGTTGTTTTCAAAAGCTTGATCAGCTGTGCGATGGTGTAGTCTGTCATGGTGTGCCCCTGTTGTTTGGCTGCTGTGCTGTGTGCTGTGCAGTGATATAAATATATCGCACATGTCGCAAAGTAACATTAGGATAAACCCTAATATATTAGATTAAATAGTCATTACATTTGAATCTTTTCAAACAATCAAGTATATATAAATGTCACCATATGGCATGTGCAGCTCGCACAAAAAAGAAAAGATAAAAACCTCGGGCCTGTGTCTGATCACATAGTAGGGAATACAGCAGCTGTAAGGGCTGGCAGGCTGGTCGGGCCTGTGCTGCCACATAGGACCAGCTCAGAGAAAACAGAAAAGTGATGCCGCCTCCCAGCGGAGAAAACACAGCCTGCCCTATTGAATGCAAATGAGAGTGATTTGCAACACGCAGCGACAGCCTATAAACCCCTGTGCCTGTTGACATCTGCCCAGCTCGCACACCAGCAGCCAGCACCGATCGCCCCATAAACCCCCCAGGGGGGTAGGGCTGGACATGGAAAAAAAAGGGGGGGCCCACTCCCCCATTCCCAAATTTTTTTCAAAACTTTTCTATATAACCTTTGTCCTTTGTACCAGCCCCGTGTAAAGGTAATACAATTTGGAATAATTGCATAGGAGATAGGTATGGAATGGACACTGGCGCACCCTCTACATGACATAGAGGACATCATGGAGCTGACTGCTAGGAACTACAGCGATGAGGCTGAGATCTTTGCGAAGAAGGACCACGATGTATTTAGGCACATCATTACGGTGACGCTGACTAACCAACTGTTTGACCGTACCAAAGAGTTTGTGTCGGTGTGTAGGGATAACGGCAAGCTGCTTGGGTACTGCTGGTTTGATCGGGGTGGTTACACTACCTATTCTCGTGATGAGATATCGAATGCCAAGTACCACCATGTTGATTTAGATTTATCTGCTCGCTTGCGTGTAAGGTTAATTAATGAGATGATTGACCAACATTTACTTTGGGCAGGGCGGTGTGGTATCCCTGTTGTTTGTTCTTCCTCCATAAGGGCTGACTATGAAACTTTTATGCGAATACATAAAAAACGTGGCTTTACAGTTATGGGCTCGTATGCGTGGGTTCGTACAGAAGAAGGATTGAAGTGGGTAAAGTAACTGAACTAAAACGTCCTGTTGGTCGACCTAAGTCTGTTGTCAACAGCGTCACCGAATATGGTGCGTTGTTCAACCGCCTCAATAATGAACGAGCTGCCGCTGGCCTACCCCATTTGAAGACTGCCATGGAAGTCCTGATTGAGGCTATGCAGTCAGATGAGCTGGACATCAAAGACAAGGCCAGGATTGCTGATAAGCTGGCTCCGTTTGAGTCGAGCCGTGCGCCCATCATTTCGATTGAACATGTACAGAACATCCAAAAGGATGAAGAAGATACTGCTGATGAGTCGCTTGCTGCTTTCATGGAAACCCTAAGAAAGGTATGATATGCCACTGAAACAAGGTACTTCTAAGAAGACAATGTCTGCCAACATTAAGACTGAGATGAAGGCAGGCAAACCACAGAAGCAAGCAGTCGCCATCGCTTACCAAGTCAAACGGGAAGCACAACGTAAACCGAAAGGGAAGAAATGAGCGCTTACACCTCGGGCAACAACGCCCCCACTCAAATGGCCCAAGCACCAAACCGCAAAGGCAATGTATCCAAACATCTGCCCAGCAACAAGGGTGGCGCTACTGCTGTTACTCGCCCATCGGGTGGTACTGTGGTTGCTGGCCCCAACCAAGGCAAGCCTGCTTGCGGTGGCAACATTGCAACCCGTGGTCAAAAAGTCATGGTCACCACACACTGCGATTACGATGGACGCATCAAGAATGATGGCTACATGAATGCAGACCGTACTAACTACTTGAAGTGAGAACAACATGAACTCATACGGAAAAGTAATATCAGGCGGCAAGTCAATGCGTAAAGGCTTGACCAAGAACATCAACGACAAAGTTGAAGGCCACAACGGCGACTTGAAGCGCAAAGAAGTGATTGCCACTGCTGTCAACAATGCGTACAAAGTGAACACCGTGTCTTCGCAACATACCAACAATGTGAAGAACTTTGGTAAGTTCACAAAGCCCTCAGTACCATCGAAGGTCTAACAATGAAAATTGCAAACTTTAAACGTGATGCAGACAATAACGTGGTTGCGATCCTTGAAGATGGCTCCGAAGTTATTCTTTCTGCTGGCTACATTGAATCCAACAAGCCACGAGTTGGTAGCGAATACGGACCTCCTTTAGTAGTTGAAGAAGTTGTTGAAGCACCAGTCGTTCAAGAAACGATTGTTGAAGAAAATCCAACTGTTGAATCAAACGAAGATGGCAACGATTCGTAAAACAACCAAGGGCAAAGGGGCGAACTATCGCTCCACGGAAGCTGGGGCAGGCATGACTGCAAAAGGTCGTGCCGCTTACAACAAGGCCACAGGGTCAAACCTTAAACCCCCAGCACCAAACCCAAAGACCAAAGCCGATGCTGGTAGAAAGAAATCTTTTTGTGCAAGAATGAGCGGTATGCCTGGCCCCATGAAAGATGAAAAGGGTAGGCCAACACGGAAAGCCGCTTCACTTAAGAATTGGAATTGCTGATGAAAGCTGGACTCTATGCGAATATTCACGCAAAGAAAGAACGGATAGAAAAAGGTTCCAACGAGAAAATGCGTAAGCCTGGAACCAAAGGCGCACCCACTGCAAAAGCTTTTAAGCAGTCTGCCAAAACGGCAAAGAAACCTAAGTAACCACTGGAGTAATGAATGGCAACGTATGACATTGAGGCCCTCAGAGCCGACCTTCCCACAGCTAAAGATCTTGCACAGTTTGTGTTTGACCGCACAGGCATTTCGCTTGATCTGATTGGCAAGTCCAAAGACGATCAGTACCAAGTAGCCAAGAACGCCCTTGAGGGCAAAAAGGTTCCTTCTGAGTTTGCTACAGACCTAAACCCCTACATCGACAAAAAGGATTTGATCCCTGTTGATGAAGTACGCAAGCTGCCTCCACGCAACCCTGAACTGCCCGACATTGATTCCCGTGTCCATTTCTTTGGTGCGTTTAATATGCCCCACCCAAATGACCCACAGGGTGACAAGAAAGTTCAGATCAATTTTTGGAAATACGACAACGGCCTGATTACATATCAGATCATGGGGCCGCTTGAGCAAATTCCTGTTGGCGAAAAAATTAACCGTTACGGTCAGACCGTGCCTGAGAAATATTCTTGGATGGACCCCCGTACTGAAGAGTTAATCTTGCGCCGCCCTGATGGCACATACACAGAAAAAGGTCGTGGACTGTACGCTTTCTGTTCAGGTGAAAAGGGTAGCGGTTTGTGGACCATGATCGACAGAAACATCATGTCGGTTGCTGCGAAGAACATTACTGATCCTTGGGCGTAATGGAAGATTATTCGGCGGTATTTAAAGATCGCCTTGCTGGTCAAGCTGAAGTATGCGCCCGTAAAACACTGGAGCTACTTCAGAAAGACTTGCAAGTCACTCACAAGTTAAACGCACAAGAAATTTATTACCTCGCCTCTGCTGCCGAAGTTCTTTTGAACATGCGAGACAAGTATGGCAAGAAGTGAAGCAAGTTCGTATATTCAACCGATATACAAAGACCGTGCCCTCAAGCACTTGGTCAAACTTGCTGGCGGCAAAAAAGGAATCAAAGCCTTAGACGCTGACCAACTCCGTGCCATGCAAAAGGCACAGGAAAAAATTGCCGAGGACATGCAGTTCAACAGCATTCGCTGGTTTCGTCCGTTCCCATACCAAATCAAATTCTTTGAAACTGGCACAGACTTCTCACGCCGTGGGATGATTGCTGCCAACCGATCGGGCAAGACTGTGGCCTCTGCTTTTGAGGTGGCCTACCACTTGACAGGCATGTACCCCGACTGGTGGAAAGGCAAGCGTTGGGATAAACCCATCATTGCTATGGCTACTGGTGAATCTTGGGAACAGGTTGCGAAAACGCTACAGTCAAAAATATTGGGCTGTGACGATATCAAGCAGGCCTACAAGCTAGGATCGGGGTCAGTTCCACGGGAGAAGATTGATGCCAAATCCATCAGAGCAGACGGACAAAACGTCCTCGCCATTGAAATTTGGCATGTCAGCGGAGGAAAGTCAAAACTCTACTTCTCCAACTACACGCAGCAAGTCCGACACCTTCAAGGATTTGAACTTGATCTTGTCCTCTTGGACGAACAGCCTCCCGATGAAATCTTTTCAGAACTTGTTGTCCGTACAGCAGCTAGAGAGGGACAGGTTATCTGTTCATTCACCCCCCTCAAAGGATTGTCAGGATTAGTCAGGAAGTTTTGGGACAACATTGAAGGATATTGCCATGTGCGTGTTACTTGGGATGATGTTCCTTTTGTCAATGAATGGGGTGAAGACTTCTTCTCCCAAAAAGAACGTGAGCAGTTAGAGCGGGACTTTATGCCGTGGGAACGGGACTGCCGCATGAAGGGTATTCCCTTGGTCGGCAAAGGCGTGGTCTTTCCCTTACTGGAATGGCCTCTTTACAAGGCAATGGATGAAGATCTGCGCTCCAATGAAAAAATGGAACGCCTCATCAGTTTTGACTTGGGAATTAAAAATGACCCAACAGTTATCTCGTTCTTTTTCAGAGATCCTGTCGAAGAGATCATCTATCTTCATCGCCAAATCACGATTCCTGCGGGTGAGACACCCGATGAATATGTCCACTACCTCTTGGATAGAGAGTCCCGTGGAATACCGATCGCACTTCCACACGATGCGACCTTGGCAGGGCGCTACACGCTTACGGAACAATCTGTTAGAGAAGTATTTGAAGATTCTTATAACCTCAACTGCATCCCAGGCGCAATCCTCAACCCGCCCAACGACCAAGGCAAAGTAACCAACCACAAAGCTTACGGCATCAATATAATGCGCCTAGGTATGGAGCGTGGGACTTTCCGAGTTAATGAGTCTTGCAAAGCATTTTTAGATGAATGTAGAAATTACGCAATTGATGATGCGGGAAGGTTTTCAGACCCTGATGACCACATCGACTCGGCAAGAATTGGCTTGCTGGCGTTGATTCAGGGACATGGTGAAAGTCTTTTGGGCAGATCAAACGGCTTCGCTTTCCGTAGACCAATAGCGGTTGAAGGTAAGCAACAGCGAATTTAAGGATGCAAAATGCTTGATAAACAAAACATAGTTGTAGACGGTATCGAAAGCCCAACAGGCACTAGCGACATTGTCCGTAAAGTTGCTCACGAGATTTACGTCAAGATGGTGGACTATCTCCGTCTGACGCAATCCAAAAACACATACAACCGTTTCAGTGATTACCACTACCTAAATATTCCTGTTTCAAACTCAACAGAGCCAATCCGAGGCATTGATTACATTCACCCAATTGTTGCGCCTGGCGTTGATTACGCTACAGCTATTGCAACCAAGTGTTTGATGCCCAACGGCAAAGTAGAGTTTGAGTTTGAACGCTTTACAGAGCAAGATTCTGAGCAAGCCCGTCAAGCTACCGAGATGGTCAAGTACATGATCAACTCAAAGAACGACTCGTATCAAGTCATTCGTGATTGGTCACAAGATGCGTTTCTTCACAAGAACGGCATCGTCATGGTGTCGCCCGTTCGTGAACCCGTTACCCAATACAAAAAGGTTGAAGGCACACGGGACCAACTGAAATCATTTGAGATCATGGCTGGCGAAAAAGGCTTGACCGCCAAGCGCCAAAACATGCGTAAGATCGATGTTGATTTGCAAGGCGCAATGCAAGAAACCATGCAGGCCGCAGAAGCAGGCATGGATATGGAAGATCCTAATGAAGCCTTGGGCGACTCACTCAAAGCCAACACTATCTACCGTGCAGAGTACAAGCTGACAGGCTACTCCACCACCGTGCGGATTAAACACGTTGCCCAACATTACTTTGTATGCAACCCAACCATTCCTAGAATTCAAGATCAAGACTTTTGCGGTTTCTATGACCCCATGACTATTCATGAGGCCAAAGAACAATTTCCGTATATCGACATGGAAAAGTTTGCCGACCATGCGGCTTATGGTCCTGCTGGCGCTTACCAAGCTGGCGCTTTGGAAAACGACTTGGCGCTCCACGCCCGTGACTCCACGCCAGTGCCAGGTCAAGGTGTCATTGCCTCCCAAGGCGCTGACCGATTCAGCCGTGTGGTGATGCTGACAACAGCATGGCTCCGTAGAGATATTGACAATGACGGCGATGAAGAACTAATTGAGTGCTGTTTCTCAGGCTCTTACGTCCTGTATGTCAAAGAGGTCGACTTCATACCTTTGGCAAACATGTGTCCAAAGCCAATCACTGGCAACTTCTTTGGCTACAGCCTTGCCGAGCGTTTGGTTCCCATGCAAGAGTACGCCACTTCTATTTGCCGTGCCGAGATGGCATTTGCAATGCAGGCATCTACTCCACGCATTGGTGTCAACCCTGAATTTGTGGATGCCGAAGAAATCCAACGTGGCGTGTCTGCTTTGTTTATCTTGGACCGCAAGTTTGATCCTGCCAAGCACGTTTATGAGTTTGGAGCCATGCAGGGTAACTTGGCCTATGTCCAGTCAGCCATGCAAAGGTTTGAGGCCGACAAGATGGCGATGATCGGCATGACCAGCCCCAACGATGTGCTGAATCCTGAAGTAATGAAGGACGGCAACAGTGGATACAAGCTGCAATTGGCTATGGGTCCAAACCAGTTGATCCAAGACGAGATGGTCAAGAACTGCGCTATCGCTGTGCGGGACATGATCTACCTTGTATGGAAGACACTCTTACAGTATTCTGACGATTACAACATCCAACAACTGGCTGGTGTCGTGTCCCAAGGTAGACCATTCATGGATGCAGTCTCCATGGAAAACTTTGAATTCATTGACCGCAAACTGATTAACATCGATTTGGCGTTGGGCTTCTTGTCTGAAGAAAACCGCCTGACTCGCCAGCAGTTGATTGTTCAATGCCAAACACAATTTGCCCAAGCAATGATGCAGCTTGACCCAAGCGTACCCGAGTTGTTTGCTAAAGTGCGCCGCCCCTACGAAGACACCTTGCGTGTGTTGAACGTAAAAGACGTAGATGCTTACTTGCCTACCTTAGAAGAAGCGGCAAGAATAATGCAAGCTAAAGCACAACAAGGACCAAGCATGGACGACCAAGAAAAGATGTCCAAGATGGAACTCAACAAAGCTACCACAGGCGAAAAAGCAGCCAACACAGCCTTGCTGGTCAAGAAAGCTGAAGACATTGACACAGATAACTATTTTGAGCAGATAGCAGCAGATCGTGGAAAGCTAACTGCCGTACAAGTTGATTAAAAAGGATAGAAATGAAAAGCTTGGTATTGAAAATCCGTGAAGCCTTCAACCGAAGGACACGAACCGAACATACATTTAAGGAGGCCACGCACGATCAGAGAACGCTGGTTCTACAAAATGGGGAGTGCGCCAGCCGCCTCCTTAGGAACGAGGATTTTGCATTGATGTTCAACCTGTACAGGTTTTACATATTGGAGCGACTGGAAGACGATAAGACAGACGCTGACAGGATTAGCAACGCACATTTTGTTGCTGGGGTTCGGGATTTCGTGGCTTTTATCGAAAAGCAGGAATATCTCGGAAAGGTGGCTCTGAAAAGAGCTGAAACAAACGAGAAATAAGGGTAAGATATGTCAGACGTAAGTGCAGTAGCACCCGCCACTGAGCAAACTGGTAGCGCACCAACCGCAGACTCCATTGCAGCGATGATTGCCGCCAATAGGCGTAACACTCCGCAGCCTGATGGAAGTCAGCCGCCACCAGCGGGTACAACTGGAAATAGTCCAGCACCCGAGGCGGCTCCTGAAGAGGAAGCCGAACCTGAAGATAGCAATGCAACGACTGAAGACCCGACAAACGATAGTGAAGACTCCGAATCCACCGATGGTGTAAATGAGGGTGTCAATTTCCTAGAGTTTGCGGAAGCGAACCCTGACATGGTGTTGCGAATTCCCAACAAGGACGCAGAAGGCGGCTTTGTGGAGCTAACAGCATCGAAGGCGGCAGCAATTCTTGGTCAAGGCAGTGCTATTCATGAAAATGCGAGGAAACTTAAAGCCGAGAAGGCAGAGTTCGAAGAGTTAACGGCGAGTAGGATTAATCAGCTTGATGGTTTACAGATTGGGCTGGAGTTAACGGTTGTCCCGCAACTGCAAAGTGCGGCAGATGAGCTGATAACCCTCCAACAGTACAACCAGCAATGGGAGCAGATCCGAAGTCAAGCTACGGATGAAATAGAACGTAGCAGAGCAGAGGCGGCAATCCGTCAGAACACTCAATTGATTGAAGAGAAGGCTGGCTTTATTAAATCTAATCGCCCGAAGGTAGAGCAGTTTTTTGCTATTCGGTCACAGTATGTTCAACAACAACTTGAACAAGCTAGGCAGAATTTCAGCGACAAAGAGTTGTCCAACAAGGTTCACTTTGAAGAGCTGAGAGAAAAATTGGCAAAGAATTGGAAAGGTGCAAATGGCTCGTATGTCCCTGGCGTGAAGAATATTGATCTTCTGTCCAGTGATGAACATATCTTGGGTTTGATTCGGGATGGCATGAAATTCCGAGAAGGCCCTAAGGTAAAGAATGCTGGTGGTTCGTTGGCTGCGTCCAACCGCCCCGTATCTAAAGCCAAAACATCTCCGATACCTGAGACACAACAACTCCAAGAACGAGCCAACAAAGGTGATAAGAAAGCCGCACAGGATCTATTGGCAGCCATGTTGGCGGCAAACAAAACACGCCGCCGTTAATCTTCAAAGGAGTTTTTAAATGTCAACAATCACCTCAACAAGCTTGGGTAACGGTAATGGTTCATACACTACCGACATCGTGGTCAAGGACTTGGACCTGACCGTTTCTAACTATGTTAAAGATCGCACCCCGATCACCAACATGGCAATGAGCAAAAAACGCAAGATCAATTCGACCTTGCACATTTGGCCCATCGATTACTTCCGCACACCTACTTTGAACGCAAAGTTAGAAGGCGCTGCCGTTACAGCTTCAAACGCTGACAGCAACACCCGTGCTAACTGTGGTAACTACACACAGATCTTCACAACCACAATCGGTGCTACTGGTACTGCTCGTGCTGTTGAACAGGCTGGTGGTGATCCCCAAGCGTATCAAGAAGTCAAGCAATTGACCGAGATCATGTTTGACGTTGAATTGCAAATGGTTCGTGCCGATGGCGCTTCCATTAAATATTCAGGCCAAGATGCTACTCAAGGTGCAGCACCAAACAACGGTCGCCGTTTTGGTTCTTTGTACTCTTTTGCTGGCACACGTTCAGGCAACGACACAGACGGTACTTCCGTTTTGAACTTGGCTACCAGCGATGGTAACGACACCACTTCAGCAACCGCCACCAACACTCCCTTCAATGGTTTGTTGAGCAATGCTGGTCTTGGCTACTTCACTTTCAGTTCAGGTACTACCCTGCAAGCTTTCAGCCCCGTGCTGTACAAGCAGTTGGTTACTACCGCTGAACAGCGTTTCAATGCCAAGATTACCAACATGGTTGTCCCAACCTCGTTGCGTACCACTATCTCTGACAACATTCCTCAGAGCCGTTCTATCAACCGTTTTAACCCTGCTGACAAGGGCGACACGATTGGTACATACGAAGGTGACTTCAACTACACCTATCAGATCGATGACTCATGGGTTATGGATCAGACTGGCGCAGACAACACTTCGATTCTGTTCTTGAATCCTGATGTTGTTCAGTGGGGTTCTTTGCGTGAACTTGGCCCAAATAACGAAGTGTTCAGCAATGCTGATGCTTCTTTGGACCAGTACATCATGGAAGGCACATTGATTGTGCGTAACCCAGCTGGTGTGGCTGTTTTGGCAGCTATGACAACTGGCGCAGTGGTTACCACTCCTCGTGCCGCCGCTCAAGTTAAGCGTTATTTGGTGTAAAGCAAAAAGGGAGCTAACCACTCCCTTTTTTTTAATCTTTTAAAGGAAAAATCATGTCTTTAAATTTCAAGCAGTACAACACGGCATTTGCCACTGACGTAAACACTGGCGCTGTTACTGGCGTTATTGATGTCAATGCAGAAACTCAGTTCTTCCCCCGCATATTGGCTGCAAGTGGCATTCCTGTCATGGTTGCTAACAGTGGCACTATTGCTACTAACGGCACTGTGACTTTGGGTACTGCCTTACCAACAACTTATGCTTCCGCTTTCTGTTACTTCCCAGCCTCTGCTGTGTCAGGTGACTCTACTGGTGGTATTTATTATGTGGTGTTTTCAAGCACTACAGCGGGTGTTGTGTACGCTGGTAAATACGGTGTTGCAAACGGTGTTGGCTCTGTTGCATTTACCCCTGCTGTTCCCACAGGAACTTTGACAGCGGTAACTGGCTCAAACAGTGCTTACACTGGATCTACCACTGAAACAACTTTGATTAACGTCACTGTTCCTGCTGGCGCTATTGGCGACAACGGTCAAATCGTTGTTACTGCTAATTGGGCTACCAATAACTCTGCTGGCGCTAAAGCTGGCGCTGTTTACCTTGGCGGTTCTGCTGTTGGTTCTTCATCTTCATATACCACTTCTACTGGCGGCAGTTCTATGAACTCCATTCGTAATCGTGGTGCATTGACTGCACAAACCAGCCAATTGATTGGCGGCGCTGCTACTGGTGCTTCTGTCTACACAGCAATCAACACTGCTGCAAGCACATCAATCACCATCACTGGTGATATTGCTACAGCAACAGACAACGTGATTCTTGAAGGATTCACAATCGAGTTGTTCCCACAAGACTAAGTCGAACCAAAAGGGGGCTCTTCGGAGCCTTCTTTTTTAAAAGAGAATTGCATGGAATTAGACGACACACCGCAAATTAACGAAGACTATTTCACCAAGGGTAACCTTGAAGCTGGAATAGATGGCGTTTTACGCAAAAACGACAAACTCTTCAATGAGGTTAAGTCAGGCACTTGGTCGCAGACGTTTAACACCAAGACGATGGATTACAAAGTAGGTGCTGTTAACGGTCACCGCTATGTACAGTACGACCAAAAGAATGTGCAAGAAATCAAACAGTTCTGCAAAGAACGAAGGGAATTTCATGCGATTCACGGCACTGATAATCCTTTGTTTGCTGGTACTTTTCATGCCATGCAGTTGCCTAAATGTTTTGCCCATGAAATCAGTTCCAAATGGTTTAATAATCGCCCTTGGGAATTGATTAAACAAGACAAAGAAGACAAGATATTGTTTTACGCCATTGTCAATGAATATTATTCTGATTTTGTCTGCCATCCGAGCGGGAAGATCCCACTGCCATACAATCCAGCTATTCCGACCAAGTGAGGTAGTCCATGTCCTTATTCATTCAATCTGCTAACGCATTGGTAAGTCGTGTAGCACAGTGGGTAGGGGCAATTCCATCACCTTTGAGCATCACCGCTACTTCGTTTGACGATGAAACTGGCATCATTACCGTTTCCGCTGACCCCCGAGCCTTGGTGTATGTTGGAGACTTTATTGGCACAGGAATCAGTAGCTACACAGCCATTCTTGAAGTCAGCAGCACAACTATTACCGTCAGTGATCCCGAGGGCGTTTGGCAAGATCTGAGCTATCCTGGCGTAACTATCCTCAAGTTACCCACACAATCTTCACTGGAAATCCAAGCTTGTATTCAGCTTGCTGAGTTAAAGATGCGTGTGATTGAGCTGCCTGGCTTGCGTACCAATCCGTATGACTTGATTGACCCAACAATTTTGACAACCGATGCACAGGGTTTGGCTCCTATCCCTGCGGATATGAATTGGCCTATCTTGTTTTTTCAAGAAACTCCTCCATCCAATGACCCCAACACTTCATATGGTCCTTGGATTATTTATGACCGTGTTGGTGACCGTGAGATTATTCGCCGCCGAATGATTGACCAACTCTATGTGCGCCCGTTTGGTGTGCCAAGGGTTATCCGTGCTTCATTCAGTGAAGTTGGACCCAACTATGTGTTTACACCAAACCCTGGCGCAAACGTAGTCATCAAAGCCTACTACCAGCGCACTTTTCCGTTTTTGTTAAGCCCAACCGAAGATGAGGATAACCCTATTGTTCAAAACAATGCGGCTTTGGCATCTTTCCCTGAAGGCTATCTGTACGGCACATTGTGGGCGTACTATGACAAAAACAAAAACAACGAAGAGGCTGTCAAATGGGATGGTCGTTTCGAAGATGCTTACGGCAAGATTGAAGATCAGAACTTCAAAGATAAATGGCGTGGTGGCGACACTCACCTGACATCTGAGTTCCAGCCTAGAAACCCAAGATACAGCTTTAAGTGAGGTAACACATGGCATCAGGTGGCCTCTATGGAAACAGTGGCAATGGCGCTCTTATTGCCCAGCCAGGCGCAGAAACACCAGGCTTGTACGGAAAGAGCCCCAATGGCTCTGCTGTGGCGCAACTAGGCGCTGAATCGGCTGGCTTGTATGGCCCAACCACTCGTTTTGGTGTAACAGGCCCTACAGGCCCTACGGGAGCCACTGGCCCTACAGGTCCAACAGGAACTACGGGTCCAACGGGTCCAACAGGCGCTACAGGGCTTACGGGTGCAACAGGACCCACAGGTGCGGCTTCTACAGTTCAAGGCCCCACAGGCCCAACTGGGCCTACTGGCGCTCAAGGTATTCAGGGTGATCAAGGCATTCAAGGCATTCAAGGTCCTACAGGCTCTCAAGGTATCCAAGGCATCCAAGGTGTACAAGGTATTCAAGGACCAACTGGTACGCAGGGTATTCAGGGCGTAACTGGTCCCACTGGCCCCACTGGAGCTGATTCAATTGTTGCTGGCCCAACGGGCCCCACAGGTCCGACTGGCAATACTGGAGGTATTGGGCCAACTGGACCACAAGGTGACCAAGGTATTCAGGGTGTGCAGGGAGTCCAAGGTATTGAAGGGCCCACAGGACCTCAAGGCGTTGTTGGGCCAACTGGATCTACTGGAAACACTGGAGCTACAGGGCCAACGGGAGCGACTGGACCTACTGGCCCACAAGGTATTGATGGCACTTCATCATCTTTGTTTGAATACAAAGCAGATACAAACCAAACATCAGGCACACCATCTAATGGTTATGTATATTGGAATAACGCAACTCAAATATCAGCAACACAACTGGTGTTTAGCCACTTAACTTCAAATAATATTGATGTTGATTTGTTTTTAGGGTTCTTAAAAACTGGCGATCATGTCATTTTGCAAGATGAAAGCAACTCCACCAATTATCAAAAGTGGACGTTAACAGCCAACCCCACTATTGTTACAAACACATCGGTTACTTATACGGTTTCTTTAGATTCATCCAGCGGAACTGGAACTACTGGTTTTGCAAATAACCATCAATTAATTGCAATTTTGCAATCTGTTGGTGTAACTGGACCAACTGGGCCGATAGGAGCTACTGGACCTACAGGCGCTGCCTCTACCGTTCAAGGGCCAACAGGACCCACAGGAGATCAAGGCATCCAAGGTATCCAAGGTGTTGTTGGACCCACAGGGCCTCAAGGCATTCAGGGTATCCAAGGCATTCAGGGAATTGATGGACCAACAGGACCAACAGGCGCACAAGGCATACAAGGCATTGATGGCCCAACAGGGCCTACAGGCGCAGCTTCGACTGTTGCTGGGCCTACGGGGCCCACGGGTGCGGCTTCCACTGTAGAAGGTCCAACTGGGCCTCAAGGTATACAGGGAATTCAAGGAGTCCAAGGTATTGATGGGCCTACTGGACCAACAGGCTCTACAGGAGCTACTGGCGCTGGTGGACCCACAGGGCCAACAGGAACATCAGGGCCTGGCACTGCAATTAACGCAACAGCAAGCACTGCGGCAACAGCCCAATATATTGTGGGCGTGGCTGCGGCAGGATCAAATCAAACGCCGACTGTTTCAACAACATCTGCTGTTTCTTTCTTGCCATCAACAGGTGAATTGACTGCGGTAACTGTCTCAGGCTCATCAGATGAGCGCCTGAAGATGGATTGGGAAGATCTGCCTGCGGATTTCGTTGAACTTCTTGCATTGGTCAAGCATGGCTCTTACACCCGAAAAGATACACCAGTTTCTGTGCGTCAAGTTGGTGTATCTGCACAATCATTGCAAGCTGCACTGGAACTTGCTGTATCTGAGAACGACAACGGTTATTTGTCTGTAGCATATGGAAACGCCGCTTTGGTGGCATGTATTGCATTGGCTAAACGCCTAATTGAACTTGAAAAGGAAGTCAGGAAATGAAGATTGCCGTATACGCCATCAGCAAAAACGAAGAACAATTTGTCAAACGCTTTTGTGAATCGGCAAAAGATGCCGACATCATCCTGATTGGCGATACAGGCTCAACAGACAACACTGCTGAACTTGGCAGGCAATGCGGCGCAACCGTGGTCGACATCCGCATTAAGCCTTGGCGCTTTGACAAAGCCCGTGAGGCCGTCCTTGCTTTGCTTCCTGATGATGTAGATGTCTGCATTTCGCTGGACTTAGACGAGGTCATGGAAGAAGGCTGGAGAGCCGAGATTGAGCGTGTTTGGATGGACAACACCACACGCCTGCGTTACAAGTTTGACTGGGGTTGTGGAATTGCTTTCTTTTACGAAAAAATCCACCACCGTCACGGTTACTTTTGGCATCACCCATGTCATGAGTACCCAATGCCCGACCCAAGGACAAAAGAAGTTTGGGCGCACACAGATATGCTTTTGGTAAGCCACCATCCTGACCCTACCAAGTCAAGAAGCCAGTACATGGACTTGCTTGATGTGGCGGTCAAGGAAGACCCACAATGCCCTAGAAACGCCTTTTATCACGCCCGTGAGCTGACTTTTAATCGCCGCTGGGGTGAAGCTATTGATGCCCTTAACAAGTACCTTGAAATGCCCCAAGCAACGTGGTCAAACGAGCGTTGCTATGCCATGCGATTGCTGGGCCAGTCTCATTCTGAATTGAGGCAAGATTGGGCGGCAATCAAGTGGTTGCGTTTGGCTTGTGCCGAAGCGCCCGACACCCGTGAGCCATGGGTTGAGCTTTCGATGCTGTGTTATCGCCTGAGTATGTGGCCTGAATGTTATTTTGCCGCCCAACAGGCGCTGGCAATCACCAACAAGGCCGCTGTTTACACCATGGACCCATCCGTTTGGACTGAAAAGCCTTATGATTTGGCATCAATTGCAGCTTGGCATCTTGGACACAAAGAACAAGCTGTGGATTACTGCAAAAAGGCTTTGGAATACAACCCATCGGATTCTAGATTGGTAAAAAATCTAGGATACATGACCGAGGAACAAAATGTCTGATTACACCCGTCTGCGTACACCTTTTACCAGCATGTCGTTTACACCCGATGTGCCCAGCAACGCTTTGGGCCCAACGGAGTACAACAGCGGCTTAAATGTTGAAGCAGATGTGCGTGGGGTAAAGAAGATTTATGGCGAACAACAGATTTTGGATGCCGTGCCAGGTAACACCATTTTTGTAAATGCCAACTATCGTGATCAAACCACATTTGTCTATATTGTGGCAACTCGTGAAGGAAGATGGTACAAAGTTGCAACCACTGGTGTTACCAATATAACGCCAGGTTATGGAGCAAATCCAAGTGTTGCTTTGACGGGATATAACGATGATCTAAATATCACTTCATCATGGGTTGGTGGTGTGTTTTTTATCAACGACACATTGCGCCCTCCTATGTATTACCGTCCAACGGATACAGAAATTCAAATTTACGATACAGCGCCTGATAATTTTGTGTGGGACTATGGAGTTGGTGTTGTTGCCACACGAGCAGGATTTATGCGAAATTTCTGTTCACCCAATGTTGGCAATATCTTGATTGCAGGCAATTTAACGCAAGATCTTGATACCAGCGTTACGGTAAATTTTCCAACAACGGTTCGGTGGTCACAAGCGTTTGCTGATACAGGTGTCCCAGCTACTTGGGAACCAACCCTAACAAACATTGCCAACGAACAAGAAGTTCCAGTGCGTGGCCCATTAGTTGATGGTTTCTTTTTAGGTGGGAACTTTTACGTTTGCTCATATTGGGATACCGTAATGTTTAGCCCAATTGCATATCAAAGCAGCACAGCGCCAATCTTTGGAGTTCGATTGTTTAATCAGGGCCGTGGCCTGCTGAACAACAACTGCTGCGTCAACACTGACCAAGCTGTGTATGGTGTCGATAGTAGAGACATTTGGGTATTTGATGGAAGTAATTTCAATTCTTTGGGTAACCAGCGGGTTAGAAATTATTTCTTTTCCAACCTAAGTCCAACTTACCAAAATCGATTGTTCATGGTGAACAACACGCAGAAATATCAAATTGAGATCTACTATCCTGACTTGGAAAGCACTGGTTGGTGCAACAAAATGTTGTCTTACCGTTATGACCTTCAGGTGTGGAATGCGCCAAAGGACATTCAGGATGCATGTAATGGTTGCGAAGCTCCTGTATACAACTCAACTGAAGCTGATTTTATGTATGCAACACGTTGCGTTACATATGCCCAAGGCAGCACAGCAAGCGCTGAATTAATTCAAACTGGGCAAGGTAATTCATTTATTAACGATGCGCCAATTCCAGCATTGTTTGAACGCAATAACCTTGTTTTGCAATCAGAAAAAGGTCCAGTACCTTACAGCTCAAAAGTGTACATACACCGTGCTTTGCCCGAAATTGCTGGCACGGGCAGCATAGACATAACCATTGGCGGCGCTAACTCAACCGCTCAAGATCCAACTTACGGTCAAACAGGACATGTGGATATTGTTACCGACAATCCTTGGGTGACAACTCAACAAAACGCTGTGCGTACAGTGTCTATTAAAGTTGAATCAAATGATGCAACTAATGCGTGGAACATGACAGCCATGAATTGGCAAGCTACAGTTGTTGAGGATGCGTTCTAATGCCATTTGCACTAGACAGCAACCCATCCATCTCAGAACTTTCTGAGGCGGTTAATTACATCCTTGCAAACTTGGGTTCGGGTACACCGCCTGGGCAATTTCCTGTAAATAACGACCCAACAACAGGTTTTATTTCAAACACTGTTGGCACATTAATTCAATACCAATACAGATACTTGGATGTTAAATATGCCGATAACACTGCTGGGCTGAACTTTAGCGATAACCCATATGGTCGTTTGTACTTTGGCTTGTACAACGATGACACTGTTACTGAAAGCGTTAGCCCCTCACAATACACATGGTTTCTAGTAACTGGTGGATTTGGAGCAACTAAGACCCTTTGGGTGGTAACTGCTGGTGGGCGACATGCGACCTTTGCTGCATCGCAAGAAGCGCCTGACTTAAACCAAAATTGGCGACTTGTGCCTTTGCGGTCTATTGATCTTGACAACCCATTTAAGCCTTTTGATCAATGGATGAATGTTAAGTTTGCTGATGACCCAACAGGCGCAGGACTTAGCGATAGTCCTACAAACAAATTCTTTTATGGTCTAGCAACATCAACTGACAACACCATATCAGTAGACCCTACAGATTACGAATGGTCGCCGTTTGACTTTAGTACAACTAATGAGTTGTTTTACAGATCTTTTGGTGGTCGCAACATTTCTTTTGTGCCAAACGAAAACAAGCCAATTGGCTACATTCCATATATCTATGGAACAACCATAAATTTAGATGTTGCCACTTTGGGGGCAATGACTCAGATTGGCATCATTTCAACAGACCCATTAATTATCGAATCTCCATTTAGGTATTTATTAGTTCGATATGGCACAAGCAGTGCAGGCGCAAGCTCATCTAATGATCCTGCGGGTAAAACATATTTTGGTGTGCAGGCATCGGACATCATTGCCCTTGATACAAACCCAGCAAATTACACATGGTTTGATGCTGGCGGTACTTTTATTACTGATGTTTATTTGTGGGTAAGAACGACTGGTGGCAACACTACACAATTTAATTTATCTATTGATGCACCTGACAATTCGGGCTGGATAAATCAAACAACTCAAACGCTAACTTCAAGCCCATACATTGATGTCTACAGCCGCACAGGATCTGTAGTAGTAAGTGTCACAAGCCCAACCTCGGGGCGAATCGGGTTTTCTAATTTAGGGGCTAATGGTGTTGTCAATCTAAACCTTGATCCCTATGGGCAAGGTAGAGATACTGCTGGATATTCTTTTGATCCAGCGGCTACATCAACTATTGAGGTAGATGAGTTTGGAAGGATTGTTCTAGCTGCCGCATTAGACACTGTTCTTTACAGCACATTACAAACATCCGCAACCGCAGGACAAACTGCTTTTAGTTTTTCAAATTCACAACCTGACCAAATATTGGTGTTTCGCAACGGGTGCTTTCTTGACCCAAATGTAGACTACACCCGCACATCAACAACAGTAACATTTGCAACGGCATGTGAGTTGAATGATGTGATTCAGATGTACTACATCAGATTAATTGATGCGACCACATCAGCAGACAAAGTGCCTTTTGTTGTTCAAACTGAAACTTTGGTGAATGGACAAACAACAATAACCTCTACAAATGCTGATGGCGCTGAATTACTTTTGTTAAACGGCGCTTTGGTAATGGATAGTGACTATGATTACATAGGCACAAATCAAGGCTATGAGTTAATTACTCCATCGGTAGGTGGAAATTTAAACATTGTAGTGTTTGCTTTTAATAACGCAAATGCGTTGATATTTGCTGAAAACTACACACAAACAACTTTTGCCAATACTAATGTTGTGTTTCCAACCCAGTTTGCTCGCAACTCTCATTTGATGTGGTTTTGTGGCGCTTTGATAAGGCCTGGAACTGACTACACAATGGCTGGCGCAGCTGATTTTATATACACATACACAATCATTGGCGCATTGTCATTCAGTGGTCAGCCATCTCAATTCGTATCATTTAGAAGTGCTGGAGAAGCTTCCGCATCATCAATCAGTGCCGCTGGTGTGTTGGGTATGGATATGCCTGTTTACATTGAACATAAACCTAGTATGAAAGAATTGTTTGCTGATATGCAAAAAGAGCTAGAAATACTAAAATCTGAAATAGCAATGCTGAAAGGCCAAAAATGACCCAAGCAATGAATTTAGCAAACTTCTCTAACAGCTTAGATAGCTCGGGAGGAATGCCGCCAACGCAAATAAATTCACCTGTGCCTGTTTCCAAAGGTGGAACAAATGCGGCAACTGCTGCTGATGCTAGAACAAATTTAGGTGTTCCTCCAAATGCTGGAACAACAGCAACAGGCACATGGCCTATTAGTGTTACGGGTTCTGCAACATCTTTAATCACTACAAATTTTTCAATTGAGCAATCAGGGGCAAATTTGGTAATCAAGTATGGGGCGACAACAATTGTCACCATTTCATCTGCTGGCACTATTAGTGCTGGTTAATTAAGGAGTAAAGCATGGCAACAACAAGTATTGGCGCACCAGGCGTAGTGTTTCCTGATGGAACTACACAAGCTTCGGCAACAACTGGAGTGGGAACAGTTACGGTTTACGCATCACCATCAACTTTTTCAAAACCAGCAAAGCTTGGCTTGAAATATATCAAAGTAACTGTAATTGCCGCAGGTGGCAATGGGGGCAATACCACAGCAGCACCATCAGGCGGGAGTTCAGGCAGTGCATTTGCTGGCGGCGGCGGCTCTGGTGGAATTGGAATAGGCATGTTTCCTGCACCAAGTTTACCAACAGCACCTATTGCAATTACAGCAGGAGCTAGCGGAACACCATCATCTTTAGGATCATTTGTTAGCGCAACGGCTGGTGGTAATGCCGCTCCAGTTTCGGCTTCGGGAAGTGCTGTTAATGGGTTAGGTGGAGCAGCAGGTTCTACAACTTTTGGGTCAACTGTTCAAATTGCCTCATTTGGTTTAGTGGGAGAAGCAGCAGCAGGTGGTGTAGCAGGGAACGGAGCAGTGACAGCTTTACTTACAGGGGTTGGTGGAATAGGATCGCCTGGAATTTCCCCAACCGCTGCTGGTTATCCTGGAGGTGCGGCTTCAGGTTATGGAGCGGGTGGTGGAGGAAGTGCTGCACGAGCAAATGTTCCTTCAGGTCCAAGATCGGGTACTGGCGGCGCTGGTTCTGCTGGAGTAGTAATTATTGAGGAGTTTTATTGATGAAAGCACTTATTTCGCCTTTGGAGCCTAGTCAAACTGGGTATCGTGTTGCTTGGACAAATCCTATTGAAATAGATCATGCACCTCCTTTATTTTGGGTTGATTGTATAAACAATGTTGTACAAGATTTATATTGGTACGACCCAACAGATCAGCAAATAAAGCCTGTACCTGCGCCTGTTATATCGGCAGAAGAAAACAAAGCTATTGCCATACAGTTGCTATCTGATACTGATTGGGTAAATGAACCTGATGTTATAAATCCTGACATAAACCCACATTTATTAAATCAATCTGAATTTCTTTCTTACAGAAGCCAAGTTCGCTTGATTGCAATAAATCCAACTGAAGGTGACATAGATTGGCCTTTGAAGCCTGAAGAACAATGGAGTAGCGTCTAATGTGTAATCAACTGTCTCAGTTCACTATTGAAAAGTATGTACATCTAGAAAGTTTTCTTGATATTGGTAATTGCAATGAATTGACTGCTGAACTGAAACGGTTGGTTGATGCAAAAGCAACACGCAAAGACGAGCAATGCCCGACATCAGAAGCAATTCATGGCGCAATGGTGTTTGATAAATTGTTAATTGATCTTTTGCCACACTTTGAAAGAGCATCAGGCAAGCGCCTTTATCCTACCTACAGCTATGCTCGACTGTACAAAAAAGGTGAAAAGCTAAAAATCCATACTGACAGGGAATCTTGCGAAATTAGCGCAACTCTTACCCTTGGTTTTGATGGTGAAGCATGGCCTATCTACATGGGCGATGAAGGAGAAAAGAACGCTTCCAAGATCACTATGGGTGTGGGTGATGCCGTTCTTTACCGTGGAATGGAAAAGCATCACTGGCGCAAAAAATTTAAAGGTAACTGGCAAGCACAGGTTTTCTTGCACTACGTTGATGCCGATGGGCCACACAAAGAATGGAAATTTGATAAACGACCTAGCTTGAATTTGCCAAGCCAAGAACTTCAACAATGGGTCTACACAGACATATTGACCAAAGAAGCTTGCGATTCACTAATCAAGTTGTACACAAAGACTGAAGTACCTAAACAACCGCCTGTTATTGGCACTGGTGCTGGCGCTGTTGACACTTCAATCCGTAATGTAGAAAGGGTTATGTTACCCACCTACAAGGATATTGGAGGTCGATTGGCGGCGGCGGGATTTGCGGCAAACCATTCAGCATGGAAGTTTGATATTACCCATGCTAACCAAGCTGAATTCCTGATTTACCCTGCTGGTGGGCGGTATAAATCGCATGTAGACACCTTCTTGGCACACGGGGATGAATGTCGTAAACTTACAGTACTTGCCTTCCTCAATGACGATTTCAAAGGGGGAAGGTTTTACCTACAAAACGGGCACGAAAAGTATTACCCTCCGCAAAGCAAAGGCACAGTCCTTGTATTCCCAAGTTTCATCATGCATGGCGTTGAAGATGTGGAAGAAGGCAATCGATATTCAGTAGTTTGCTGGATGGTCGGCAAATTCTTTAAATAAGGAAAATCATGGGCGCAGCATCAGCAGGAGTTCAATCACCGCAATCATCTATGCCTGCGGGTAAGGGTGCGGGTGCATCACCCAGCACACCCGCTGGATCAACCAATTCAACCACTTACCCCTCTACATCAGGCCAGCCTACCATGGGTGCGCCAAACACCAATAGCAACACTGGTATGGATATAGCCCCAGCAGGCAAAGGTGGTGGTTCAAGCATTGCAACACCAGCAGTTGGTACGCCTGCAACCACTTATGCACAGCCACAAGATATGTCAACTTTCAGAAATGTTGATGCTTCAGGAAACCCTGTAACGCCAATGTCAGGACTAGGTCGGTATGCAAATACTGTTGGGGGTCAACCAACTTCATATCTTGCCGACAAAAACCAACTTCCAACAGGTGGACCAGCCCCTAATATGCCTGATCAAAGCCAAATGTACACTGGCTCACCAAATCAAATGGTAAGCAATACTCAAATGCCTAGAGGCGCATCAGGTAAAGGTGCTGCTGCTGGTGGATCACAGGGCAAAGGCCCTCAATAAGGAGATAAATCATGTCATTTGGCTCATCAGGTGGTAGTTCCACGACACAGGTAGTAATGTCTCCCGAACAACGGCAGGCATTAAAAGAACAAACTAAATTTTTAACTGAAACGGCTTTTCCCGCTTATCAAAAAATTCTTGGTCAGGCTACTAATGTTTATGGAGATGTAGCCCCTAAAGTAGGAGAAGCTGCTACTGGTGCAGGCAATGTTGCTGGGCGTGTTGGCGCTGAATTAGAACGTCAGGGTGCTGGCGCTTATGGAACAGGCCTGAGTGGCCTCAAAGCTTTGTTTGACCCCAACTACAAAGCCCAACAAGTTGAAGCTGCTATGCAAAAAGGCCGTGAAGAGGCTCGTGAATCTCAGCTTGGACAGAATGCCATGTACGGTGGTGCTGGTGGCCTAGGTGGCGCTCGTATGGCGTTGGCAGATAGAAACCTTGCTTCGCTCAATGCTCAACGTCAAGCTACTGCTGCGGCTGCGGCTTCTGCTGGCGTTGAGGCCAACCGTGCTACAGCGGCTCAAAAGCTTGCAGAGTTTGGTCAACAAGGTTTGACTGGCGCTACTGGACAAGCTGGCGCAAAGATCGGTTTTGCTGGCGCTCCTCAAGATGTATTCAACAAGTATGCTTCAGTTATCTTTGGCGTACCTCAAGCCAACACAACTCCCAACTTTGCTGGCACACAAGGCAGCAAGTCTACTGGCGACAGTCAATCTAAAGGCTTTGGTCTGTAAGGAAAAATTATGGCAACAGCATTTGACGGTTTAGGAATGCAGTTCTTGGGCAAAGAGCGCCAGCACATGGCTAGTGGCCCTTTCGGTGATCTTGCCAAAATGATTGCGCCTGGAGCCTTGGCCTATGGTTTGTATAAATCAGGTGCTGTAGACAGCTTGAATAGTGCTTTTAACCCTAAAGAAGCTTTGATGGGTTACATGAAGGGTCAGGGTGTTGCTCCACCTCAAATGAGTGGGACTACAAACGATATGCTTGCTAAAGCAAACCGTGATAACAACTTAACCCCCGCCATGGTAAACACGCAAAACAATGTTGGTGTGCCTCCAACAGAACCTGAGCCAATGGTTCCTTCTAGAACAATAGATAACGATGTGAATGACGTAATCCCTTTGCAGTCAGTCAGCGCCGATCCGTTCAAAAGAGATGTATCGCAAGACATGGCTGCATTGCAAACCACACAAGCCCCAGCCCCAGCCCCACCCCCATCCAATGCTGGACAAGGACAAATGGGCAAAGATGCAAAGAACGATGGTGGAGTTGATATGGCTTCAATTGTCAAACTTTTGATGGCGTTTGCTTAAGGAAAAACTATGTTGCCCCAACCATTACAAAAACCTCCTGAAGCAGATGCCACTGGTGGAGTAGTTCCAGTTGCACCTCCTGAAGTGGCAGTAGCGCCAGTTGGTGTTGCGCCGCCATCTAATGTTGTGCCAATAAAACAAGGTGGGTTAACAGTAAAAACAGCTACCGTTAATGATGCTGATGTATTTGAATCAGCGGTAGATAGTGGTGATACAAAAGCTTTGTACTCCCTAACAACATCATTCGATCCTAGAGTAAGTGAAGCGGCAAAAGATAAAGTTGCGGTGATTGAAAAAAATGCGCCACTTGCACAAGCTTTAACTTCTATTGATACCAACACGGCTCAAGGCCGCATGGA